GGCACCAGCGAGACCGAAATTCCGCCGCCGCCGGCATATCCGTGCGTTCCGGTTGCCCAATGCGGCTCGGTCCAGGGGCCGTTGTCGTTCACGGCATCAGCGATGCCGCCGCCCGCCGCCCGCGGAACAGCGCCGCCTTCTTCAAATCCGAACAGGCTTTTGAGCCAGCCGCTGCCGCCGCTGCTGGAGCCAAAGCCCCCCGTGGCGCCGATAAGGCCGAGCACTCCGGTGCCGAGCCCTGCCGCAGTGGAAAGCGTGCTGGGGTTGCTCTGTGTGGTGGTGGTGCCCGTCCCGCCCGCTGCGTTGCCTGTTCCCTCGGTGATCCCCGACAGCCAGTTGGTCGTCTGAAACGGATAGGCTTGCTGCTGCAAGAATTGGTCGTAGGGCACATTGAGTTGCGCCTGACCCAACTGCTGCTCGGCCGATCCCACACCGAACTGCGCGTTTGCTCCGGCCAAGGCCGTGCTTTGCGCCTCCTGCCCGAGTGACCCCGTGCCGAACCCGGCCTGCGAATTCAGCCAACTGTTCGCCTCGTTCGCGCCAAGCTGCGCGCCCTGCTGCTGGTTGAATTCCTGCAACGCCTGAGAATAGCCCTGGTTTTCCAATCCGGCGATCACAGGCGCCTGGGCGAGCGTTTCCTGATTCTTGAGTTGTCCTTGAAGGACCGCTTCGCGATCGCCGCCATAAGCGTTCTGCGAGACTGCACCAGCCGACGCATTCTGCGCCGCCATAGCATTCTGATTGTTGAACTGCGCCTGCGTGGAGTCGACAACCTGCGAAGTGTAGGGGCTCTCATATTGGCTGACAGCGCCGGGAGAATACTGCTGCACGCCCGACCAAAGCGGCTGCGTGGCCTGGCCGAAATACTGCGATGCCTGATTGATATAAGGGTTCGCAATACCCTGCGATGAGTCGATGGTTCCAATGGCCGCCGTCTGATCGGGCGTGAGGCCGGCAACCTGCTGACCTTGATACTGCTGAAGCGGCTGCGACGCGACTTGGCCGGCTTGCTGAAGCAGGTTCTGATACGCCACCAGAAAGGCGGGGTTTGGCGCGTTGGAGCTTTGGACCGTCGTTGAGCCGGACATGGCCTATTCCTCCCCTGCCGACGGATACAGGAACGACATGCCGACCATCTGAAACTTGCGCCGGTAGAGCAGGATTTTCTCGCGCACCCGCTTCAATCCGAGAATGCTGCTGACCAGATAAATCTGATACCCAAATCCCTGCGTCCAGGTTTCCACGGCCCACTTGTTGAATTGCAGGAGGTCATCGACGTGCCGCCGCTTCCGGTGGTCAGGGTGCACGAACGTCATCAGTTCCTGAAGGTGATACTGTTTGCTCCACCACCACCGCGTTGGCAGCATGATCGTGAGCCCAACGAGAACGCCGTCCTCATGGACGATGCCCATAACGCCGCCCTTCTGCTGGGTAGCAAGAACGATATGCTCGAGTACTCGAACGGGATCGATCGGCGCCACGCTGATTGCATCTTCTTTCAGCGCCAGCATGACCAGGTTAAACACAGCCGCCTCATCGTCGCCGGTGGCGAGACGCACAGAGGCCGGTCGCTTCGTCGGCTCATCGGACACCTTCAGGGCGCGATCGGCCGCTAAAACCGCGCGCACCTCGCGCTTGCCGCGTGAAGCCGACCCAGCGCCCAGAACCCGCAACTCGTCTGCGGTGATGACCATTGAGCCATCGTCCTGAAAGGTGCCCAGCGGCGGTTCTGCTTCGGCCTTGGCCGTGATCGCGTTCATTCGTTCACCTTTACCGGGCCCGGCAATTTCTTCAGTTCCTTGATCTGCCGGGCGCGCTCCTGCACCACCCATTTGTCGAGAGACGCTACCCCATGGTCATGGTCCCCATGGCCAAAGGCGGTCACTTCCTCGGGGGTCAGCACGTACTCGCCATGCGACAGCAGCACGTCCCTGGCCTTGGCTTCTGCGGAGCCAATGCCGCCGCCCTTGGCCACTTCGACGCGCGGCTGCGGGTGAGGGAGGTTCGGACGGCCGATGCCGCGGTAGATCGGGGTTCCCCAGGGGCCCGTCGCCATTGCCTCCTGAATGACCCTCGCACCTGCCAGGTTGTTGCCCTCGCCGAGACCGGCCACGACATCCGCAGGAATCACATACGATCCAGCCGGCGCTGTCGTCGCAATCTGATCGGCCCGGCCGGCGGTGGCGCCGTGAAGGTATCCGGTGGTGCCGCGGTCAATCTGCCCCGCTTCTGATCGTGTCCACCACGGATCTGCCTGCGACATGGACAGCGGACCGCCGGACGCCCGGGCAATGCCTTCATCCGGTACGGGCTGCGCTGACTGAGGGACGCCCAACTGTGGCGCTGGCTGCGGCTGCTGCTGCGGTTGTTGGAACTGAGGCGCGTTGGGTTGCATCAACCGCTGCTGCAACAGCTTCTGGACGATCTGCCCCTGGCCCGATCCGGGGCCCAGCATGGCGGACATTTCTTGCAGCTTCTCGGTCGGCAAGCCGGCGTATCGCTGCACCAGACCTTGAACCATCGGGTTCGAGGATTGCTCCGCCGGAGACACCCCGCCGATTCCGCCGACCGCTCCGCCGCCGTCGAAGCCCATTATCCCGCGAGGACGTGGGCGCGGTCCCGCGGCGGCGTGGAGGCCGGCGAAAGGACGGGCGGTGAGGCTGGCCAATCCAAACACTTCTTCCTCCTATGGCTCACGATGCTGTAACGCATTCGAGCGGAATCAATCAATTGTTCTCACGGATTGCAGGTCTCGGATCAATGTGCCCAAAACTTCGGCAGTTTGTGCCGCCGTCGCTGCGCCAGCATTCAGCGAATACGAAGGCGTCAGATTGGTCACGGTATAGGCTTGCCCGCCGCCCGGCTGCTGCATCACGTTGAACTGCAATTCTAGGGCGCGGCACAGTTGGTCTGCCCATGTTTTCATCGACAGCGGATCGCCGCCTGTCGGCCTCGGCAAGATCGGTACAACCCGCGCAACCATCAGCCCCTCCCATCTGGTGCTATGCGAATGCGCGTCGCGCCGGCCCGCCAGAACACACCGACGGACAAGAATGAATTGTCGAACCGCATCGCCAACTGCCGCCCGCGGGTCCGCACTGGAATAAACTGCGTGCTTGAGGTCACGGGGTAAGGTTCATCTGGGCTGTACAGCACAGGGTCGTTTGGGAACCGCTGCGCATAAACCCACACAGCAACTGTTCCGCCGGTCACAATCTGATCTGGGATGATCTGATCGCAGAAAATGATGTCCAGGCCATCCGTAATGTCGAATTCGCCAGACTGGATGAACCACGGTAGCGCCATGCCGCCGGCGGCATAGCCCGATTCGTGCGTCCACAAATTCCCAGAAGCATCGGCGCCGATCGGGTTGCCCAGCACGTTGTAATCCGCCCAGGCGGTCCGCGACACGCTGATTCCGTTGCTCGCGGCATTGCTGCCATAGGACCATTCCATTGGCGTGGCCGCATAGTTCACCAGCACATAGGAATCGTTCTCGGTGGAGTTGGCTGAAGGATAGTCCCACCGCACTTCGGAAAACTGCGCGTTGACGCTGCACATGATCTTGTTGGCCTGAGCGAGATTGAGGTTCTTGTACACGATGTCCCGCACAGGGCAGTCAAGTTCCTGCACCGTTCCGTTGTACCACATGAAGTTGAGGCCGCTCATCCACAGCGCGATGTTGCCGATGATCGCAGCACCCAAAGGGGAAATCAGGCCGCACTTGCTGCCCAACTGCGGAAACCCATAGACCAGGACGCCCCCGATATAGTTCATGCCGTACAGCGCCGTATCCGTCCAAAGCAGCATTTGCTGAGATGCCTTGCCGCCCCACATCAACTGCGAGCCGTCGGTCAGCGGAAACGAACCGGCCGCGTTGCCGGCCGCGGCAGCCCAGACGGTGTAATTGCCGGAGTCGCACCAGGCCACCAGCATGGGGTTGAACGTCCCTCCACCTGCTGGGGTCGCCCCGAGTGCGATGATCTGCTGGGCGCCATTGGACACCATGATGGCGTTGCAAGAGGTCGGTGCGTTCGTAATTGCCGCGGCGCGCGTGCTGAAGCCGCCCGAAGGCAACCACGCATAGATACCACCGCCGCGCGGGCTTGCCACCAGAATTTCGCCAAAATGGTCCATAGTCCAGGTTCGCGGCAATGCAAACCCGTTGGACCCGGACCGTGGCGTTCCCCAGGTCCCCGAACCCCAAGCATCCAGCCCCCAGCCGTTGGCCTGTTGCTGATCCTGCAGCCCGGCCGGAAGCAGGTAAGCAATCGTCGGCGTGCCGCCGCCCGTCGCATTCGATCCGGCCGTGCTGGCGGCGGTGATCGTGTAGCTGGTGGTACTGATAAGTGACGCCACCTGATACTCACCGCTCAAAGTCAAACCGCCCACCGCGCTGCCTCCGGTCACCTCGATGAACGAATTGACGCTGACCGCGACAGTAAGGCCAGGATCAGACACGGTGACTGTTTTTGATCCCGATTGAGTCGTGAACGGGCCGGTCGGCGTCGTCGTCTGCACAATCGGGGTGATGTCGAACACCGACCCCAGCGAAATCAGGTAGAGCCGGAGATGCGTTCCCGCCGCCAGGATCGGCACAGCCAGAAGCGTGGTCCATGCCGTCAGGCCGCGACACACTCCCTGCAACAGCGTGCTGATGAACGAGACCCAACCGCCATAGACTTCCGCCAGACCTTCACGAAACCGAACCAAGTTCATGCTGGACCAGCCGCCTTCATTCAAAAGAGGCGATTTCTGCACGTTCATCCCTGGCCGCAGGATAACCTTCTTCATCATCGGCTGGCAGCATCCTCAAGCGCACGCTCCAGCAGATCAATTTTTGTAGAAAGTTGCTGAATTGCCCTCAGTGCCGCGCTCAGAATCGGAGAAAGCGAAAGCTGAATTGCCGCCCCTTCCAGATCGGGGTGAATGGTGGACTGCGGTATATGCTTCTCAATGTCCTGCGCCACGATCCCGCAGGGAAAATGCAGCCATTTCTGGGTTTCTTCTGGGCCGGACTTCATGTCGAATTCCGAAATCGCAACCGCATTCACGGCAGCCAAGGCATCAAACCGCGAAGGTGCGATGTTGCGCTTCCTTGTAGCGTCCGAGACAATAGAAAGTTGGAATGGCGTTGAATCCACATAGATATACAGGTTCGTACCGTCCCACCTGGTTTTATAAAAGTGCGTACCTCCGAGATCGGTATATTGGATGCCAGCGGCAACATAAACAGCTCCATTTACATACAGGTCATTGACGTTGATGTTTGGCGTGCCGTAGAGGCCGCCAGCACTTCCGGCGGATGTCGCGTTAGCCGCACCGCCGGTAATATTGATGCCCCAGGTGCCGGAATCATAGACCACCTGAGTGCCGTTCTGGGTAATGGCACCAGTGACGGCCAAGGTTCCAGACAAAGTGGCGTTGCCGGTGACTCCAAGGGTGCCCCCGACTGTGAGATTGCCGGAATAGGCGCCGTTCGTTTGTGTGCCGAGATACAACGATGGCGTGGTGACATTGACGCCGTCGCAATAGAACAACGTCCACCCCTGGCCTGATGCGATGGTCAGCGTGGTGCCGATCCCCACCTTCAAGATGACGTTGTGGCCGCCGGTGGTGGCATTCAGCGCCCAGCCGATCTTGACGACTCCGGGAATCGAGACCGTGCAGTCGCCGGTGAGAGCCCCCACGAACGGATAGAGCAGTTGCCGCGCCTGATCTGCCGTGCCTTGGTTGACCGTCAGCGAATAGGTGGTGAGCCCCGCAACGCTGATCCCGCCCGAGCCGCCAGCATAGCCGTTGTCGCCGGTAATAGCCGCTTCCAACAGGTTGTATTGGGTGTCCGCAATCGAGCCCCAGGTCGAACTGTTGCCGCCGGTGGCCTGTAGCTGCAGCCGAAGGCTGGTTGAAAAGGTATCGGCCATTTCTATGCCCCCACGTTGGGCTTGAGGCCGCGGCGGCGCGCTTCCTCCGCCTTGGTCGATGTCAGCAAATCCTGATAGGTCTTTTCCCAGGACAGCGCCTGTTGCGGATTATCCGACTGCGAGCCGAAATTGCGCAGAATCGTGCCCGTCAGCCACACCATGCAGGAGGCAAACAGCAAATCAGGGTAGATCGTGGCGAGATAGCTATTCTGGTTGGAATTGCTTAACGCCGTCGGCTGAAAGATGCCCGTGATGTTCGCGGTGTAAGTCGCGTCCGGCGTCGGGCACACCACAATCGTATGATCGTCCAGCATCGCCCAGTACCGCCCGATCCAATCGGCCAGATTCGGCGCCAGCGTCAGCGTCGAGGTCGGCCAGAACTGGTCAATGATGTCCAGACTCGCCAGGTCGAACGGATAGGCGGTTCCGCTTACCACCAGAGCCACGCCTTCCGGCACGATGATTGGCAGCGTCATGCCAGACAGCGAGATCGTCCGCGCACTGCCCGAGGTCGACAAGGTGCTGTCGGTCTTTCGCGTGCCCAGCATAGGCACCTCGCGATAAATTCGGCCCTCTCCTTGGCTCACCGCCTGCGGCACCAAAGCGGCATAGTCGGTCGGCAGCGCGGTGTAAGGGCTTGGAGCCTGCACGAGGGCCACCGTGAGAGCCGTCACCAGCGAACTATAGGTGAACGGCGCCATCTACACGCCCCCTACGGCATTCCAGATGCCACTGCCCTGCGTCACGTAGAGCGTCGATCCCACACCGCCATCAAGGCGCGAATACAGGCTGCCTTTCGGCTGTGATGACGACGGTGCGCCAGTGCCGGCCGTCCAAGTTAGCCCCGCCGAGGCCGCCGGAAGGGTCGTGTTGATCTTGCCAAACGCGACATAAAGCGTGTCCGCCGATGGGTCGTTCGCATAGTTTCCGACGTTAATCGCATTGTTGCTCATGTGCCGCTCGCCAGCGTGTTCGTATCAGAGACAACGCCGGTGGACGATGCGCGGTTGTTGGAGCCGCCGATAGCCGCATTCGCAGCGTCGCGGCCCGGCCGAGGGTTTGTCCGGGGGCGGGGGTCTCCCGGAAGCCGAATGCTGCGGTTCTGTTGCTGCGGCACAGAAAGGCAGCCTGGGCACACCAGATCGCCGGTGTCGATCAACTGCGTGCCCGCCCAAGCCGATTGCGCCTGCAGCTTGTGCAGAGGATACCAGAACCCACAGCAATCGCATTCGCCTTTGGCTCGGGGATTGGTGGCGCTGGTAACCGCCCGGCCCTGAAAATTGCCTATCGCCATCAAAACGCACCATAGGTGCTGATGTCCGGCCGAATCGTCATCATGCCGGACTCCTGATCGTTGGCGTGGAACAGATCCCATGCTTCCTCTGACCGCGTGACCTTCTCCGCAAGCCGCTCGGGGGCAAACTTCTCTGCCAACCGGACAGCAAGGCCGGCACACAGCGCATCGAGCGCGCGGTAGGGCGCATCGGGCGTCTCGCCGCCGCCGACACCCACATCATCGATCTGCGACAGGCCCAGCCAGTTGATGACGTAGCCCGGAGCGCCGACAGGAGGGACAGGCCACATGGTCACCTGGGGGATCGTGGTGCGCCGATACCAGTAGCGATTGGCCGACCCGGGCGATTGCTTGTTCGGGATCATGGCGTATTCGGTGCGGTCCATCGGCGACATGAACCGGTCCGAACTGTTGGCGCCCCCCGTGAGATCCACGGTCGTGTACCAAACTTCCGTCAGGTCTATCAGCGTCGCCGGAAGGGTGTAGGTCGTCTGACCGGCCACCAGATTGATGGTGCCGCTGACCACCTTCCAAAGGTTCACACCCTTGTTGGCCCACTCCACCAACAGCAAGTTGATGGAAGTCCGTGCCGTGATGATCTGGTGGCGGTCAATGGTCGACGACTTACGGCCGATGCGGTCAAACGCTTCGGTCACCACCATGCCGTTGGCCAGGTTGAAGGCATTGGTGCCGCTGATGGTGCCGGGCGTGGTCACGGTCTAGTCCTTCCCGATCTGCGGATAGCGGACGCGCACCTTTCGCCTGACGGTGGCCTTTTCTTCTGGGCTTCCGAACTGCGACACGCGCGCCAGGGCATTGCGCGCGTGATTCGCATCCTCGATGGGGTAACGCCCTCCAGGCAGCGCAAAGGCGCTATCTGGCAGTGCGTGGCGCTCGGCCGCTGTGAGGCGGCCACCCCGAGCCCTGGCGGGCCTACGATCGCCAGGGCTCGGAATCAGCCCCGGTCGTTGCCTTCACCGGCGTTAGTGTCGTCGGCGGCAGGATTGCGCTTCACAAACGCGGGCTCCTTGACCTTGCCGGCCTCGCTGGTCGGGCCCGCAGTGATGCCGCCGCCCCGCGCGCGACGATCAGGGCGGTGTTCGGCCTTCTTGCCTTCGACCTTGCCGCCGCGCTTGCGCTTCGGTTCTTCCTCAACATGCTCGCGCATTTCATCGTCGTGCGTGCGCGGCATCCGGCCGCCCATGGCGCGCTTCTCATGCTCGCGCTTGCCCTCGTGCCGCTTTTCGACCTTGCCGCCCCGCTTGAATTCGCCTTCGTGCATCTTTGCCATTGTCGTGCCCTCAGAAGTCCGCAGAGATTGTGATGAGGCCGCCGGTGTTTGCGCCGATGATCGGCGTGGTGCTGCCCAGCGCGATGGTGCCGCCGGTGGTGCACGTCAGCCCCACCTGCGTGGTCGTGTTGGACGAGGCCGTGACCGCCAAGGTGGTGCAGGTGCCCGCCGTACCAGCCGTCAGGATGATGCCATACGAGGTGGCAGTGCCCACGGCAGTGGTCGGCGCCACGCGCATTGCGGCCGGAAGGAACATCGTGCAGCGCAGCGTGGTGTTCGCCGTGGTGACGGTGCAGGCCGACGGGTAGGACGTGGTTGAGGCGGTGTCGGCGGTTTGGAAATAGTGCTGCAGCGCAATACCGAGATCGACCGTGAACGGATGAGTCTCGTAAGGCGTCGGCAGCGGGCTGGATTCCATTTGCACGCCGCTGAAGTCAAAGCCGTCGGTGGTGCCGGCGTTGGAAGCCGAGGTCGGAGTCCAGCAAAAGGCCACAGCCGATTCGGTTGCTGTCGAAGGCAGCGCCGCGGTGTAGCTGAAACGCTGGAACGCCGAAGTCAGTGTGACCTGCTTGGTCAAGCTGGAGTTGATGCCTGTCCAGGCCGGAGTGATCGCGGGCGAAGCGGTGGGGGTGCCAAAACCCTGATCGGTGCCGGTGCCATAGAGGATATAGGCCGAAACCAACGGGCTGTCGGTCAGCAGGTTGGCCAAGCCCTTCATCCAGAACGACAGGGATACCGTGGCCCCCGCCATCGTCGCGGTATCGGCGGAGGAAATCTCCTGGATCGCGCACACGGGCTGCAAAAGGGCGCCGGTCTTGCGATAGACCTGCATGTGCGCCGGGATCTGCGTGGTGGGGCCGCCGGTGGCGACTGCAACAGCGAAACCAGCACCTGACGCGACGTTGACCTGGCAGCCCCAACGATCAGCGACATAGGCCGCCGTGGTGATGCCGGCATTGGCCGCACATGTGCGTTCAGCCACACCACGCTGCTGCACCTGCATCGCGCCATTGTGGACAAGGTTACGGAAGCTGGTGGGCGGACCGCCCGCGACGCCGGCGCCGGTGTTGGTCCAGTAGTTGCCGACGGTGGCCGGGGTCGAGTCATTGTAGATCGTAGCGCCGGTGTAGGGCGCCAGGGTAATCGCGGAGCCGCCGTTGATGGTGCTGGTGGTCGGCGTGATGGTCACCGCGCCGAGGCCGACGTTCACCGCGTTGATGACGCAACCGCCCTGGAACCCGGCCGCACCGCCCGCTTGGGGCAGCGTGACCGCGATACCGGCCGCGTTGTTGAACGTCAGCAGCTTCTTGGCCTGCGGATCGCAGTCGGTGTTGGCGATCGTATAGGTGGTGCCGGTCTGCGCGTTGACCATCTGGGCCATCGCCGGCGCCGAAAGCGTGAACGCGGCCAGCAGGCCGAACAGTAGGGTGCGGAACTTCATGGCGTTGGTCCTCATGCCTGCGTCTGGCCGTAAAGGGAATACGGGTTGGCTGCGGTCGCTGTCGCCGCCTGAAAGATCAGCGGAAAGATGCCCGAGGCGTAGCGGTTTCCGGTCATGGTCAAGGCGGACACCGTGCCGTTGGAGGCCGTCGAGCCAATGCCCGAACCGCCGCCGTTGGTGCTGACCTGGACCGTGCCGCGAACGTCGCCGCGCAGCGCGGTTGCGGGGTTGGTGTCGTCGGGCACCGTGAAGCCGGTTGACGAATTCATGTAGGCACCAGCCCAGAAAATCTCGGTCTGTTCCCAGAAGGGAGCGCGATACGAGAACCCGAACACATCCGAGGTGCCGACCGAATAGTTGTGCGTGCTGTCGGTAAAATTCGGTGTGGCCGAAGCGATCGACTTGAACGCCTTCTTGCTCCAGCCGGTGACAGCGCCGGCACCCACGGTAATGGTCTCGGACATGGGCTGTCCGTAGATGTCCCAGCCGCGAATGGTGAAAGTGCCGCCGGTGCCACCTGAGACGCCTGTAACACGCACGCCACGGGTGATCGTTTGGCGCGGGTCCATCCAAAGGCCAGGCCCAAAGGCCAGCATGGGCTGCGCAGCCAAAGGCAATGGGAACGCATTGACCGATGGACCCCACAGATCGCCGGTGCCGATGGCTGCCGCGGTGTTGGTTGCCAGCGGCTGCACGGTTGTCGGAACGGTAATCACGTTGGTGGTCAGGTTGACTGACAGCACCTGGGTCAACAGCGGAGCCGTGCCCGCAGCGTTGCCGACACCAGCAATGACCAGGGGCATGCCGACGAAGAAATCGTTGCCGTTGGCCACGGTGATGTTGGGCGAGCCGGCCGTGCAGTTACCGAATTCAAACCCGAAATCCAACATCATCGCAGCGGTGACCGGGCTTGCGCCGGCCACAACGCCCGACCAAGGACGAATCGGAATGTTCACCGACACGCCAACCGAGGCCGCGGCCATGGTCATGGCAACGCCAGAGGTCACGGTCTGCGCGCCGGCGATGTTGTTGCTGGCCAGTGCGGCAGGAATGCCGTTGATGCCCTGAAGCGCGGGGACGTTGAAGTGGCAAGCCGCCACGCCGGTAAACCCGGTCAGCTTGTCCTTCGGGTAGAAGTAGCGCGCATCCAGAATGCCGTCGCCGATGTACTCAGCGCCCGGCCCGGCATCAGGGTTGTAATCCGGCACAAAACCGCCCTGCGCCGGTGTCAGCGCATGCAGGTTTCCGCGGACGAAAACCGGGCCGGAAATGTCAGAAGCTGCCATGGTCCGGTATCCTCAGTTGGTGGGATAAAAGCCGACACCGAGGCGCCAGTCGTCGTAACCCATGTAGTACCGCTCGTACGCCTTGACCATTAGGTTGTCGGTCGTGAAATCGGTCTGCATGCTGGTTTCAAAGGGTTCCTTCTCCAGGCAGATCAAGCCGCCGGCGTCGGAAAGCACGAACCAGGCATAAGGCGAAGTCAGGAAGTCGAGGACCACGTAGCCGTCACGGAGGTCATCGTTCTCCTTGACCGACCAGATATCGTTGTCGGTCGTGCCCGGCCGCAGTTCGGTCTCCATGAGGCGCTTGGCGACGTGCCGGAGTTCGACGGGCACCACCAGCTTCTTGCCCTGCGATCCATAGAGCAGCCCCGCGTTGTCGCGGAAGCGCCGGATCATGTTGTTGGCCATCATCAGCGAGGCTTCGTTGAGGCCAAGCTGCACAGTCGGGGTGTTCGGAACGGTGTAGCCATCAACCGGGTGGTTAGTGGCGAAC